GTTCTATAGCCTGATTTTGCATTGCAGCATGTGTTAATTGTACAAGATTTTCTCTAAGTTCTTGTGACTTACCACTATTCTCTACAAATATACCATAAGTACTTTCAGTCAATAACTGAGGATTAATGGTAAAATATTCTTTAGTCATATCATCCATTATGTAAGATAATTTCAACCCTTCTTTATCTTTATAAGCTATTTTACTTGCCTCAATTAGTCCAATTAACACTTCTTGTTTAACAAAATTATATAATTTTAATAATATCTCCAAAATGTTTGAAGATAAAGCAACAGTTTGTTTAGCATTACTACTAGTCATATAAGGAGATAATCTACCTTCTAATTCATCTGGGATACCAGTAATAATACCAATTTGCTCTCTCGCAAATTTAGCAATTTCTATATATTTAGTAATATCCGATACTAAACTTAAATCTACTACTTTAACGGCAGTAGCAATATCTGTATATCCAGAACCTTCTTGAGAGGGATCAAAGAAGGATATTGGTGACACTTCCATGTAATTAATCCAATCCTTCAAAGAGTATTTATCTGGAATAGTTTTTATATTTGCGAATATCTTTTTTCCTTTATCAGATGCCATTAATTTTTCTACATGGAATATGGCAGCATCATATAAATAAACAAAGTTCTTTGCTCTAGATACCAAAGAACCTTCAATAGGATTAATTATACCATAGTAAGGAAGTTTAGCTTTATGTAAGTCATCTAGATCCTTAATTTGTGATGGTACTGGTCTCATATTTGTATAAATATCATCCCCAATTAGCCATCCTTCATATACTTCAGTAATCCATTCAGATACTAACATTATATCTCCAGCTTCTTCATTCAATTTATAATCATCACTAACTACTTTCTTAAATATATTACCAGATCCATCATCATAAGTTAATATTTGTATTTTTCTAAGATCTTTCCATACAACATGTAAAACTCTGATCTTATAATAATCATCTTCTTCATCAAATACATTTAAAGCAAATACACTGTCAGAGAAGTTATAATTATCATAATCATCTTTAATCTTTTGTAATTGTGTAGTGGTTAATTCATTAGAAAAATGTCTTACTACTTCACTGAATGACATTCTATACTCTACAACAGCCCAATCATTATCTTGTACAAATTTGTTAGTCTTGATATCTGTAGTAAAATATTTTGGATCAATTAATTCTACAACTGGATTATCATTAGTAATACCAACATAGAATATAACAGAGTTAGTTCTAATCATGTCAAGAAGCCCTAACATAAACTTCTTCTCAAGATTTTGTGCGTATATCTGATATTTTAGTATGTGTTTAGCTTGAATCTCAGCTGGATCTTCATGTTTTCTTTTCATATACTTCTTAACTTCAGGAGGGGTCATTGTTTGAAGCTGCTGCTGTAATTGTTGTTCCATTGCCTGAATTTCTTCTTCACTCATACCCTCTTTCTGTGCAGCTTGTTGCTCTTGCATTAATTGCATCTTTATAGGTTGCATTATTGTATTAACAACATATTCTCTTAATCTTCTGGTTTCTTCTTGCTCTATTCTAGTGGTAGCTTCTGGATTAACAGCAAAAGCTCTCCATTTAAATGGTCTGGATATTTCTAAACCAACAACAGCATTCATTTTAGGAGACAAGATATCATTGTGCTTAACAGTTTTAGGTACTTCACTTATCTTCTTACCAAAAGGATTTAATACATGCTTAAAATCTTCATAATTTAATTTGTTGTAGTATAAATCCTCATTAATCTTAATATTCTCATATCTAGATTTATTGTTACTGTGCACATCAAAATATGCTAAGTTACTGTGTAAAGTAGCATAATTGTCTATCTTATCTCTGTACCATTTCTTATTTTTTGCATTCTTTTGCCTATCTGTTAGTTTAACTCTGTTATCCATACTAATAATCTTCTATTAAGCTTTTAAACTCATTAAAACGTTGCTCTACATATTTATCTCTTTTTTCTATTGCATCTGGTAATACTTGTTCTTGCACCATAAATAATGCCATAAATAAAGCACTAACAAGGTCAAAATTACCATTATCATCATAATAAATTAATTCCTCAAGTAACCTTGTTGAGGTAATAAGTTCGTAATTTTTTATTGGGTTACCAAATTCATCATAATTATTTGTTGCTAATAACCATTCTTTTGTGTATCTTTTCCCAGCAGCTTTCAATTCTTTATTCATATGACAACCATAAACACGAGCAACTCTAGAATTTTTAACATTGTTATTAATTACAGCATCAGGTTGTGCAGCTAATAAATTTAATCTCTTAATTCTTCTAAAATATGTTCTGGTACCTTTATCCATGTTTTCATGCATGATTTGAGAATTATATAAATCTGCAAACATTTCAGCTATTCTATCTGCATCCTGTGCTAAGTTTGGTCTTCCTATATATTCAGCAACTATAACATCATGTGTGTCACTACCTTGTATCACAGACTTATATACTATAATTGCTGCAAATGAACTACCTTCATCTTGAGCTACAGGGTCATATCCAATTTTATAAGAATTTCTAGGAGCATTTTCTACTGGAAACTCATATATAACAGGACAGCCTCTAGAATTAATTATTTTACCTTTATACTTAGTAATAGGTATACATTTATTGTTCAAAATAGGCATAACAACTAACTCTCCATTCTCATAATACATTTCTACAGGTATTCCTTTTAATTTATTTAGTTTATTTGCTTCTACCTTTCTTAGTTGCCTTCTAAGTTCTTTTACAGGAAAGAATGAATCTTGGGCACTTCCAAAGGCTTCTAATGGAGTTAAAGGCTTTTCCATCATTCTATCATTAATTTCTTGAGATGTGGCACCACTCTCTATCATTCTTTTCCTTATAGCTTTCTCATAAGCTTCTGCACCTTTAATATCAGAATTCCCTTGTTCATCATAAAATCCTTCCATAGCCCAGCTTACAGGTTGAAAGAAACCTACATAGTTGTCATATTCTCCTTCATCCCAGATATTACGAAAAGGTAAAAATCCATACTTCAAAGGATTTAACATTATTTCGGAATAGTCTTTAGAACTTGCATCGAGATTTCCAGAGGTTCCAAATACAGTAATTAAGCCTGTTTTTAAAGACCCAGCTCTTACAGTTTCATATGTAGCTGCAATAGTTTTATGTAATCTTCCAGGTTGCCCAGCAGCTCCAGATTCTTCAAAGAATATATCATATACATCAGCCCCACGAGTTACATCAGTAGAAGAATTATAAGTTACAGATCTGATTAAAGATTTAAAACCTTTCTTTACGCTCCTACCATCTACCATTTCTTTATAAGAGGCCTCAATAATACCTTTAGAACTACTATCTATAGTATCTGAGGGATGTCCCCATGCAGTATGCTCTCTTAAAAATGATATAACATTTCTAGCTTTAGTATATAGACCACCTTTCAATAAATAATCATAACTATAAGCTGCTAATATAGTTTTAGAATTTGGAATTAAAGCCCAGTTTTTAGCTGAAATAGCAGCAGCTTTATACGAATTATGAGTTGTAATATATCTATTAGTTAAATAAAGATGCTCAGGAGAATCAATTAATATGCATGCAGACATTTCTTTTTTATCCAACTTTTTAATATTTTTAATAGGTATATAAGTTCTTCTTCTTTTAGATTTATGTCTGTCTTTTTTAAATTTTAATTTAAATAAATTTAAGTTTGAACCTATATAAAGAATGTAAGTTCTGTCTGTTCTCCTTTTTCTCATTGTACTAGGTATTCCTAAAGAGTATAAAACATCTTGTAAATCTTCAACTAGCTTCTTCGATGAGGAATTAAAAGATATATCACCTTCTTTTGATATATATCCATCTGTATCCATTAATCCTTTTACAAGCTCCAGTCTTTGCTTTTTACTGCTAGTTTTGTATATATCAGGGATAAATTTATAATCACCATGAATATTAACTTTTAATTCTTTTAATTTTTGAAATAATGGATTAACGTTATTAGCAAATTTAGATGTATTAGTTATTTTTCTAAGATGCGAAAGCATATTTCTATCATACAACTCAAATTTTATAGTATACCATAAACCTTCCTTCCCCTTAGTTACTCTATACCTACCATATTTTGTAAAATACTTACAATTATTATTTAAATCTTTTATTATTAAATTAGGAATTTCGTCAGTTACACTACTTATTCTACTTTGTTTTATAATACCACCATCACCAAGTAATGCTCCTAATGTATATGGTGGAATAGGTAGTTCCTTTTCTTTATATTCTATTAGAGAATTAATTTTTATTAGGTATTTAAAAACTGTACCTCTCTTTTTAGTAAAGCCTCTCTTTATTAGTTCTTCCGTTTTAAGTATTTCTCTTTTTCTCTTTCCTTTTCTGTATATCTGTGAATAAACTTCCCACAAGTGATCCTTTCCACAGGTAACCTTCCTACCATCATATAATTCGACTTCATATATATCTTTAATTCCTTGTTCGTATTTTTCCAATACTTTTGCTTTACTACCATCTGGAGTTAGTACATAATCTCCCACCTTAATATCTCCCATAGTTGTTTCCCCATTAGGAGTCTTAATTTTTTCGCTATAAGGTTGTTCAAATCCCTGCCTACGGGCTTTCCCCACAACTAAATCATATTCACCACCACCAAGAAATTGTTTATCTATTTCAACCATTAATCTTAATTCCTTAAAATATTGTTCTAACTTATCATAATAGGCTTCTAAATCTCTTTTCTTTAGATTAATTATGTATTTATGTTTCTTTGCAGGTATATAACTAAATACTCCATTTCTGGCTATTTCTCTAGACCAGAAATAAGTATAGTCAGCATCACGGAAATCTGGAAAACCTTCTACTTTACGTGCAGAATTACCAGATTTCATTTCCGCCTTTAGCATAGGTGAATAATTGAGAAAGAAATAATGATCTCCAGTTATCTTAACACCACCAATAGTATAACCATGTAAACTTCTTTTCATCTCTCTTTTCCAGAAGTCTATCCAAGTTGGGGAATTTATAGGTGAAGCATCATAGTACCCATGTTTTTCAAAGAATTTAGATGATTCACTAAAAGGTTTGGTATTTACCCATATACCATCTCTGTTTCTAACTACTTTAACTCTTGGCATGATTACAAATCTTTAAAATTATTCGGATCATTAAAATATGTTATCATCTTGTTTCCTAATACAGATGTAGCATCTTCTAATTCTTCATGTACTCTACTTTCCAATTTCTTTAAGGTATCAATTGTATCAACAGTTTTTATTACAGCAGATTGAATCTCTAATGGTTTATATAATGGAACCCCAGTCTTAGGATTTAGTTTATTTAAATCTATATTCTTCAGAAACTTATCTAATTTCTGCATAGTCTCTAAAGAAGTCAGATAAAATTGATAAGTAGGAGAGACTTCTGTTTGAAACTTTTCTAACATCTTTATAGCTTTCTCAACTAACTTATCCTCCTTCCATTTTTGGTTCTTTATTATAGTTTCTTTTAATATTCTTCTTCTTTCATCTGGTGGATAATCTTTGTAAGGATTACTTCTTTTACGAGAAGTAAATAGTTCTATAAAAGCAAATTCTTTTAAAGCTTTTTCTTTTTTACTGTCATTATCTCTTTCCCATATAGATTTAAATGGTTCAAGTAATAACACTTCAGGTTTAGGAAATACTTTCGTTCTGTTTTCTATGTGAAATAAAAAAGACATTACTTATAAATATTTAATTTTATAGTTGTGAATCCGTTTTCAGTATATCTTTCGGCATCAATATAGTTATAATCATCTAAATTAAATGGCCCTATTGCTTGTAATACATATTGAAGTTCTAATGACTTAACATGTATATCATCACCATACTTAACATAAGGGCTTGATTTATACTTAATTCCATCATTCTTGAATCTAACTTTAATATTTAAAGAATTGCTTTTCTTTTTGAATTCCACACCGCTCAATTTCTGAGAAAACTTCAGAAGGGAAAGGAGATACTGAGTATCTGATATAGTGAATAAGTTTCTTCTTGAGTTCATATGTATAATTATTTACGCTTTTTCTATATTTAATATGGTTTGTTAATAATTTATTAAAATAACAAGCTTTCTTTATATTTTCGCAATACTTGTCAAGAAATGAACTACGAAAGCTTGGATTTTGTTTGGCAGCTAATCTAAGTTCTTCGGCTATCTTCAGATGAAATCCATATTTATAAGCTGCCCGCCTTTTATCAAATCTAATTTCTATAGACGCAGGTTTAATCCTTATTATTCTGTCTGGACCTAATTCATCTGTCATTCTTTTTTTCAGAGTTTCGAACAGTATATCAAGTATCTTGTCAAATATCTCTCTATCTTTTATACTGCCTGGTTTTCCATTCCAATACTTCCATAATAAGTCTCTGTACTGTCTTTCTTTATAATATCTGTCTTTGCGTCGTAAGACTTTAGGATCTAACTCTTCTATTATATCCCACAAATACTTAAACTCGTCCATTATCTTTAATTATAATTTCGTAATTAGTTCTACCAGATGGATCAGGAAATAAGAAATTACGCAATACTTTCTTTTCTTTCTTGTTTACAACAGTTTTCCTTATAAATCCTTTTTCCTCTAATTTTTTCAGTCTGGTAGAAATATTAGCATGACTTAAATTCAAAGTCTCTCTTAATCTGCGTCTAATATCCGTAGATAATAGATCATCTTCTATATCAGAGATATCTCGATCCAATAATATAGATATAATATCTATTTCTTTATCTGTTAGTTTTACAGGTAATAAAGTATTTAATACTTCTAAATGCTTTCGGTAATAATCTAGACCATCAAGTCTAAAAACTTTCTTTCTTTTACTCATAACTATTAATTTTATGACACAAAGATAATATAACAGAGAATAACTACCAAATTATACTCTGAAACTTAAATAAATGCGATTTAAGAGACTTTTATAGAAAAGTAATGGTAAGATACTAGTGAAGAAAAATAATGCCTTAGAATTGAAATTTTAACGTTATTTAAATTACTACTATATAATAATTAAATTAAATTTATATTATAATATATATATATATATATATATATATATATTAATAGTAATTAATTCCGTTGAAATCCGTTGGAAAGTTGCCTTTATAATATAATAATTATAGTTATATAATTATTAGATACACCTTTCCCAATTACTCTGAGAAAATGTTGGTGCAGATGAAATAAATTTCAAATTCTCAGGTATTGGTATTAAAACCCGACCTTTAGTGGAGCTCTCTGACTATCATTTTAGATAGTATATAGTAGACAAGAATGAAAGTCCCTATATTTTACTCCCGAAGTAAGCCTTAGTATTTTTCTATGTCTCAGTATACCTGTTGTCATGGGTAGGACAGAGCAGGATTTCAGCTTACACCTATCAGTCTACTATTCCTGATTATACTGTAGTGTTATCTTTCGGATAAACCAGCTATAATCCTATCTTAGTGAGTGATTAATGAGGTCACTAAAACACCTCTGGAATAGTATTTATGTCTATTTTACAATAGGTTCTGGTATTTCTGGTGCAAATATAATAATAAAAATTTTAGTCACCAAATTGAAATGGGTGAAAATGGCAAATCTTTACATATGAAAATTTTTTGACAGTGTGGAGGAAGGGGTTCCATCTACAGAGACCACCTGTAAATACTGAGTTTTTTCCTCCCCCTCCCTTTGTTTCTGAGAAAGATTTTTTCTGGGAGAGATTTTTATTTTTAAAGAGTTTTTCTAGTGAGAGTCAGTAGAAAGTATCTAAGACATAAGAGAGACCTGTATTGTAGAAGTGTAATCCCCACAAGTTCCCTCACTTGTAGTGAGAATTATAAAATTATTTACTATGAAAAA